AACCCTCTTTCTTTTGCAGCTTTAGTAAGTAATCCTTCGCTCTTACCCTTACCTAAAAAATGCCAAGATAAAGTATTTAATGTATAAGAAAATCTATTCTCATCAATAAGTGAACATGCGATCATGGTATCTACAATAAGTCCGTTTATAGATAAGCCCATAGATCTAATCCAACATACGTCGTACATTGCATTGTGAAAAATTTTAGTAGCAGGACATTCCAATGTATCTTGGAACCATTCTAAAGTACGTTTTTTGTCCATATTGGGTCCTGTACCATGTGCGATTGGAAAATAACCAGACCATCCATCTACAGCTACCGCGATACCCACAACTTCACCAACCCCAATAACAGAACCTGATCCCATCTTTTTTAAATTAGGATCTCTTGTTTCTAAGTCGATGGCAATCTCTTTAGCTTGTCTAAGATCTGGATATTCTGATGGCTGAACCCATTCAGTTTGTGCAAGATATTTAGGTAACTTCATCTTTTCTTCCTTTTCATATCGTTTAATTTCTTAATTTCTAATTCGCAATAATGTATTATCTTTTCTAAATCTTCTACACCATTTTTTGTAAGATATCTACAAACATATTTCACAACGTTTCCCTGGAAGAACGAGAGATTATTTTTTGAAATAAATTCATACGGCTGAATGTGAAAAGATTTATAATGCTTTCCACCTATTTGTTTATCTTGTGGTGCTATATCTTTAAATATACTACTGTCTGTCATAATTGATAACCTTTCCTTTTTATTTTTGCTTTTAGTTTATATAAATTATGTTTGGCTCTTGTCGTACCAACATACCAAACACGATGCTCTTCATCTTGCTTGTCAATACTTTTCTTTATTGCTTTCTGTATTTTATCACCTTGTTCTAAAGACAAGATTACGTTATCCTGTTCGCCACCTTTTATAGCATGAATTGTTGATACCCATATTCTTGCTTTTTCATCTAGTCTTTCTCCTCTTTCTAACATCTGTCTTATATAATTTTTTTCATTTACATCTACGTTGACAAAAGCATCATACCAAGATATCGTTCTGTCCCAAGAAACGTTTCCTGTAAATTCTTTCACATCTTTAATATTTTTTTCTTCTAATGTTTTACCACTTTTCCATAAGTCATAGAATTTTTTAGCGGAGTAAACTCTAACTTTATGACCTTTTCCTTTATTACTATCATAATATAAATTTTTCTTTTTTAATTGTTCCATTATTTTAAGCATATTACTTTTAGTTCTAGATAATATTAACCACTTACCTTTAGATAAATCTATCTGACCTAGATCTGATATATGAAATGATTGTCCTTCATTTGTTTTTGGAAAATAATCTTTTATTTTTCTTTGACCTAGTATTCGATTTACAACTACACTAGACTGATCTTGCACCGCTTTTGATATTCTTTTTGAATAACGTAATACTTTTTCTTTTGCAGATTCATTTATAAATCTTTCTACATCTGCACCAGCCCAGGTAAAAATAGCCTGGTCATCGTCTCCTGCCAAATATATATCTTTACTATTTTCTTTTAGCTTGTCGTATAATTTCCATTGTAAAGGTGAAAGATCCTGTGCTTCATCTATAAAGACTACATCAAATTTTGGAACTTTATCTAATACATTATTAATAATATCATTGAAATCCTGTAGCTTTGCAGTTCTTTTATACTCTAAAAAATTATCATGGATATGTTTTAAAGTTTCCCATTTAATGTATTTCTTATCATGTTCATTTCTATCAAATTCTTCTCTTATAGTTATATCTCTATTGATTGCTCTACCTATCATTTGAAAATAAGGGTTATCATTAGTTAAATAATGTGTTTCTTCTTTGTTAAATTTGTCAACATAGTTGACCTTTATATTTAAGAGTTTTCCTAGCTCTTCATAATGATAAGGTTGCATTATGTTTTCCTCACTTAATCTAAGAGTATGGTATGAAAATGCGTGTAGTGTTTGAAAATAGGGTAATTGTTTTTCATCAAAAGGCATTCTTTCTCTAGCTTCTTTTGCAGCTTTTCTTGTAAATGCAAAATAACCTATCTTGTGTGTTGATACACCTTTTCTAACATAGGCTTTCGCTCTATTAATAAGTCGATACGTCTTACCAGTACCTGGTGGACCATAGAATTTAAATATCAAACAATGTCCTCCTTATCTTCAAACGTTAAAATTTCTTCAGGTGCTTTTTCTTTTTTAAATATATCTAAAGGAAGTTTTGCACATCTTATTGCAGGAAAATATTTACCGTTCTTATCCTTACCAGGATAACGTTTCAGTTGACTAAACTCTGCTTGAAAATATGTTTCCAACATATGAGATGTTCTTTGTTCATCTTTCTTCCATTCATTTCTTTTTAAGTCATCAAAGTATGGTTGAAATTTAAAATAAACATATCCCTCTTCTTCTAAAACTGCGCCTGTCATAAATGAGTTGTGACTTGTAGCTTGTACACCATTTAAATATTCTTTTGTAAGTTCAAATAATATTTCTCTAGGCGTGGTTCCTGATGCCGGTTTCAGTACATCCATATTAGACCACAAATCTTTTAGCATCCCGTTAAAGTCTTTTGATTTTATAGGTGGAGGTACCACTTCTATTTGAGCAGCTATCAAAGCTTTTAATTCTCTTTGTTCTATAATTTGTTTTACATTCTTCGCATGTATTGTAGCCACCTTACCATTAGGTCTTGATACGTTGATGTAAAATTCAGGTTCGGGTTTATAATCTATTTTGGTAAGTCCAGATAACATAGGCCATGATTCACTAAGTTGTGAAGCCACACCAAAAGGTCTTTTAATACATTCTATCTTAGAACATTTTTTCGCAATAGGATCTAGATTACAAGTATGACCCGCTGTATCTTTTAACCATCCTTTTATCTTTGCTAATACTTTAGCATCTCCCCAGTCGTCATCATAAAGAATATAATTTCTACCCGCTTCTAATACTTTCTTTTCCCAGTTATCTTTGTATTTCTTTTTAGCAAAGACCATATAATTAAATAAAAACCTATCTCTTTCATCAGGTAATTTTTCACCCTCACCTAATTCTTTTGTAATAGCTTGTAAGCAAGGGGGTCCATCTAAAAATTCTGTAGGCCCCCCTGTAAGTTCCTTCTTTACTAAATCACCTGCAATTTTTTTTAATTGCTCTTTTGTTTGTAAATTCAAACCAATAATATTTATGAAGTCTTCATATTTTATTTCTTCTCCATTTGGCATTAAAGCAATACGTTCTTTTTTATTAAAGTAAGGTAAGTTAATAAAATTACCATTGATGGGTTTACCGTCTGCATTCTCTCCTAGTTTAGTTTGTTTAGGAAATATTTCTGTGTTTGCTGGCAGACCAAAAGAAAATAATAAGGTTTCTAAAAATTCTCTAATCTCACTTGCTTGTATCTTTGTTTTTGTAAATACATAAACATGAAGTCCACCACTTTTAGATTTGATGGGTACAACAGGTAAATCATTTTCTTCTATAATTTTTAGATATTTAGATGCATTGAAATTTTTATAATCAGGATCTATGTCTATGGCTCCAAATGATGCCATACCATCATCATCACAAGGCTGAATACCAATAGATTTTTTACCTTCTAAATGATCTTGATAATCTTGTTTTAGTACAGGAGAAGAAGACCAGCCATAGTCACCAGGCTTGAATTTAATCTTACCGGACTCTGGATCTTTGTAACCATTATCTATGTTGCAGAAACCATAGTTACGTTTTAACCCTGTAAAGTATGTAATAAACTCTTCCATAATATGAAAAGGGGCGACCGAAGCCGCCCCAATCGATTACACAATATCCTGTGTAGACTGATTGTTCTTTTCGTATTTTGGTTTAGCTGATCCCTTAGCTACAGATTTCTGTAACTCTTGAGCAATCAAGTATACATCAGCATCTTCTTTTTTACTTACATCTAAATTTCTTGCTATAGATGGTTTGTAAACATGCCAACTTTTACTTCCAGCTGTTCTGCCTACAGTTTTTAAATTATAAACTGCAGCATATGAAGCTGGTTGATAAGGACCTTGATCATCT